CCATGGGTAACTCGTAGTAGAGCCATTGCACCATAGCGGGTTGGATGTAGTCCTCCAGCAGGGTGGTGTTGAGCGCAGTCGTTGTGCCGCTCACCACCTGCGTCACCATTTCCGAGTACAGGGCTGAACCGACTATCGGCTGAATCCGCATCTCCTGCACCTTCACGATGGTAGGCCGAATCTGCGTAAAGGAAACATTCTCGTTTATGACCGAGTTGTCCAGCAGGGTTTGTTCGCTGATAAAGAGTGCCTTCATGCTTTCGTGATTTTATTGCCTTTGCGGATTACAATTTGCTGCTCCCACACATGGCGGCATTGGGGGCGATTCACTCCGCTGGCCGTGTGATACCAACCACCACGGCGATTCCACACGGAGTAGCCCATGATGTTGGAGATGCCGTTGATGTCGTCACGGGTATAGACCTTGCCTTGGTCAGCGAGGTCCAGCATGACCTTGCAGAACTCACGGCTGGTCCGTTTGTCCTTGTTGCTGAAACCTGCCGCCCAAGAGTATTTGTAGCGGACCTCCAGCACGGGTTCATCCGTTGGCTTTGCGCCTTCCTTGGCGATTTGGTCCACGGTACGGGCAATGGGGTAACGGTCTTTGGTAATCAAGTAAGCGACCCTCTTAGCGACTTTCGCCTTGCTGACCCCGAACTCCTTGGCCATTTCTTCCACGGATGCGTCACGGTTCTTCTTGCGGTAGGCTTCAATTTTTTTATCCAGTTCCTTTTCTTCCTCGCCAAGTTCTGCGAAGGCTTGACGGACCTGGTCGTCCAAGTCAGCATCAAACCGCATTGGCTTGGAGTGCATGACCACATACTCGTCGGAACTACTCCCAAACTTACTAGCGACCACCTCTAAGACCTTGAACTCTTCTTCCCCCCATCCGTAGTCCTCGGTGTCTTCCTCGCCCCACATAGGCTCGCTGAAGGCCTGCTCCTGCACGCCAAGGAGCGTGTTCACTTCTTCGGGGGTTAGACCGAATCCAGCGGATAGCATGGTGCGGGCCATCTCCAGCGTGATTTTCTCCTGTGCGTAGTGGCGGACGATACGCATGAGGTTTTGGTACTCACGGCCCGATAGTTTCTTGATGTTGTCATTCCCCATCATGGCGGGGGTTTGCGGTTGCTCGTCGGGTTGGGGATTGGGTCCGACCACATCCGAAGGCGTGCCAGCGGGAGTCATCAGCCCTTGGCCCTCTGCCTTTGCAGGAAGCGATACAAGCGCACGGATTTCGTTTGGTGACATTGACTCCAGCACCTTGTTTGCAACGAGCGGAGAGAGGCTATTAATGGCCGTGATGACATCCTGCACGCTGCTCTCGGTCTTGATTTCAATGGCGGGCAGTCCTGCTTTTTCTCGCAGTTCGGTCGGCGTCATTGCTTGAATCATTGCGGTTTCGCTTAACTGCTCCGTGATTGGCTCAACTGGGATAAGTTCCATCCCTTCCACGCCGTTGAACGACCCCAAATAGTTTATCATCCGCTCCACCTTCCTCACTCGGTCGTTCACATAGGTAGCCTTGAATAGTTCGTATGCCTCCACTAGTTCCTGCCTGCCTCCCAGTTGGCCTTCGGTCTTCACTCCGAATAGCATGGGGTTGACGACACGGTGCGAGATGAAGATTTCCTGCTGCACGGTCTTGTTGAGAATCTCAAACTGCTTGTCCATATCCGATGGAGTGAGCGGTTCCAGCGTCGGGGCTTTATTGACATCATCATTGAAGGTCACAACGAATCGACCCGCATTGTCGGTCCCGCTGAACTTGCGCTTGATTTGACGCTCAATGTCGCCCTGTTCTTCGGGTGTCGGGATTCCGTTATTAAAGTTTATCAAGTAACCGCCCCAAAAATTGTTTTTGAGGTTGTTCACATGGAAGTTGGCTATTTGGCAGTCCGCTTCGATATATGCCAAGCCTCCCATGTATTCGGGGAGGGGGTAGGACTTCACGCCTGCTGCGTACACCCTGTAATAGAACAACTGCTTGCCGATGCGGTTGTCAGCATCAAAGGCGGGGATTTTTTCTACATCCCCGATTTTGGGGTAGAGTTGGACCATTGCATCGTCGTACCAATCGGCCACCTGGAACATCCGCTCGTCCTTGTCCACTCGGATTTTCTCAAAGGGAATATGCTCCATCTTGGCGATGGTTCCCATCTTGTTCCATGTGACCGCAACCGCAAACCCGTTGAATAGTTCCAAGTCAAGGACGAGTTTTTCGGTGATGTCATTCAAGTCGTCGTGTTCGGATAGGCCGTCAAAAAACTTAGCATACCTTGCCTGCTGCTCCACGGTCATCTTTTCCCCAGGTTGCCATCCGCCGCCCACAATGTAGTTCACTTTGCCATTCACAATAGCGTTGTGCTTACTGCTCCTTCGGTAGTTGTCCAGCAGGTAATAGGGGTACTCGTTGAACGCTCCATAAGTGATGTACTTGCCCGCCTTGTTTTCAAGCATGACGGGGACTTTGTGTTCAATGCCAAGCCATTGGGTGAACGATTGTTTGACGCTGCTCATAGGGTGTGGACGGTGAAGTTGAGGGCCGAAATCGTGATAGCACCACCATCGTTTATAGCGTTGACTAAGATGGTGAACTCGTCATTGACTGCGCCTTGCAGGACGGCTTCAATCGTGACCGAGTGACCATCACTATGCGTGGTCGTAATGTCGGTCATTGACTGCAAAATTGCGTTTCCGTTCTTGGCGATGTATATCTTGATTTGATTGCCGTTGCCCTGTGCGAATACCATACTTGCCGATACCCGAAGCGACGCACTCGTAGTACCCGTGTAGGTGATGGAACTTGTGGTCCTTGTGAAGTTGTATGTAGTCAGCAGACCCGACTTCATAGCGGAGGTCAGTTTTACTGCGCTCCCTTGGGTGGGTGTGAAGTTGGTATCGGAATCAAGGTACAGGTTCGCAACGCCCCGTTCTCGGTCCAAGGTAGCGGTGTCCGCAAGGTCGTCAAAGAGGCCACCGACACGGGCGGCGGTATTGGCTGCGGCGGTCGTTTCGTTGGTGATGGTTGCGGCAGATGCCGTCAACTGACTTCGGGTTTGTACGCTCATTGAAATGTTTGGTCAAAGGTGGAATCAAAGATGCTGACGGCACTTGCGCCGTAAACATTGTACTGGATGGTATTGGCGAAGGTGTTAAATGTGAGGCTGATTACCTGTACATAAGCCAAGCCCGTTTCAACCACCGCAACGGCTGCACCAACCGTGGAAGAGGTATCGTAAACTTCATACTTATACGACCCTGTTTCAAGCGACCCCACAACGATGGAGAATTTGTCATAGCGTTCGGTGTAGTTGGAAAGGTTGGCCGATTTCAGCAGCGTGAAGTCGGTGGTCAGGTTCTTGGCGATGTTCGTCAGCCGCAAGATGTAACGGTCCCCTGATGAGGCCCGCTGCGTCCAAGTGACGACGATGGTGTTGGTGGTGTTGGGGGATAGGTAAATCACTCTATTCCCAAATGTAGAATCCGCCCGAATTTCACAATTTGCGCCCGATGGCTCGGTAGAGTTCGGCCCTCCGCTCGGCGGTCTTGCTGATGTCAAAGCGTTCCCGCACATCCTTGGATAACTGCATGGCCAAGGAGCGAGCGTAGTCGGGTTCGTTCACAAACTTCCTCACCGCCTTGTACCAAGCGTCTTTCTTGCCGTAGGGGATGAGCAGACCGTTGTGGCCGTGGACCAAGATGTCGGTGTAGGGGATGGTTTCGCTTGCAATTATTGCCTTGCCCATCCAGCCTGCTTCAACCACTTTCAGTTCGCTTTTCAGCCTGTTGAACTTGGTATCTCGGAGCGGGGCAATGGTGGCGTTGATGAAATTATATCCCCCCACATACGAGTAGATGTCAGCGGCTTGGATGCGTCCGTAATTCTTGTTCAGCCCACGGCAGGATAGCATCCGCTCGTAGTCATCATAGACGGCGTTCCCATCGTTCCACCCGCCAAGGTAGATTTTGTATCTCCCGTCCAGCGACTTGTCGTGGGCCAGCAGGCTGAAGGAATGCTCCACCAAGGCGATGTCCTCCTGATGCTGCG